ATAAGATTATAAAAACGGAAATTTTATATAATAAATTTTTTTCTACCTCTTTTTATAGATTTATGCCAGCATAATAAGTAAAATTCTATAAAAAGAGGTATGAAAATAAATAATTAAAAAAGAAAAACGAATGAAAAACTTCAAACAAGGATATTATCAACCCAAAAATCCACATAAATTTAAGTATTCTACTATTGGATTAAATGAAAAACAGTCAAAAATTAGATTACCAAAGTATAGAAGTTCATATGAATTACAATTTTTTAAATTTTGTGATTTAAACGATATTGTTCAGGAATGGAGTTCTGAACCTTTTCCAATAAAATATAAACATCCGTTTAAAAATAAAATATGTAATTACTATATTGATTTTTTAATAATAATTAATAATCAGAAATTTTTTATTGAAATTAAACCATATTCTCAGACAATTCCACCTAAAAATCCATCAGAATATGCTTATTTAACTTATAAAGTAAATGAAGCAAAATGGAAAGCAGCAGAAAAATATTGTTCTGTTAAAGGATGGAAATTCATTATTTTAACAGAAAAAGATTTATTTAAAACACAATAATTATTCTGATTTAGAAAAAATTCATACCTCTTTTTATAGATTTTTACTAGATTAAATTTCTTATATTATAGATTAAAGAATAAATTTTTAACCTCGTTATGCTAGACATTGGTATAGATTTATGCCTAGCATAATAAGTAAAATTCTACAAAAAGAGGTATATTTTTTTTCTAATTCAGAACACTATAATAGAAAATAAGATTATAAAACGGAATTTTTTATAAGAAATAATAAAATAAATTTTTTAACCTCTTTTTGTAAAAATTTAATCTAAACAAAAATCTATAAAAAGAGGTTATAAAAAATTTTAGTGATTAAAATCTTCCAAAAACATCATCTTCATAAGAATTAAAATCTTCAGCTTCTTCGTCTTGTTTTTCTTTAATATCAACAAGTTCATCAAAATATTTTTCTAAAGATTCAAAATTTTCTGTATTAGGATTTTCTACAGGTTCACCAGTTACCGATTCATTAACATCTATTTCATTAGCATCATCATGAACATAAGATTTACACATTAATCTGATTACATTTTTTTGTTTATTAAAAGCGAACATATTACTTAACCCTGGAGGATCTAAGTCAAAATTTGTTATTTCTAAAATTTTACCTCCAGGTAAAATAATTAAAGAAGACAATAATTGATGTATCATTCCAAGAGTTATATCTATTTCATTTTTTGAATTTTCAGACCATTTTATTAAGTTTAAGGCTGTATTCTTAGAAATAAAAATATTCATAGTTTGGCCAATTGGCATACCAAATTGTGTTTCTAATCTCTCATATTCATCAAAATCTTCTGGATTTTCTGGTAAACCATACATTTCATACACTAAATTTTTATCTAATTTTATATGAGAATGATCTCCAAAAGTAAAATCTTTATTTACTCTTGTTGCTAACATTAGTTTTAATGGAACACCATAAAGTCTAATTACTTCATCTAACATTGATCCATTTAAATCATATTCATTATTTCTAAAGTTTAAATTCATAATTTTTACTACCTGTTTTTATTTTCATACCTCTTTTTGTAGAATTTTCTACATTTTTTGGTGTTCTATAAAAATTTAAATTCCTAAAAGTCTAGATTGATTGTAAGTGAATTCATAATTTGAATAATCAATATTCTTAAAATCGTCTGACTCTGATAATAACATTAATAATTTAGAAACATCACACAAATCTTTATTTTTGTCAAAGTGTTTATCAAAATAATATTTGTTTAATTTAATTTCAAAATATTTTTCTAAATCATTAAAATTTTTCATTTTCTGAACTGTATTTAGCTCTAAATCAGGATCTAAAGAAGATGAAATACCAAAGTGTTCACAATAATCGAACTCAAATGTAAAATTGTTTATATATTTTTCTAATTTATTTCTATACTTTATGCATATTCTTAAAATGTCTATATCAAAATGTAAAACTTCTTTAGATCCGCAACGAAAGGCTACCAATTCGTCTTCTATTCTGTTAAAACCTTTTATGTTATATAATTCAAAATTTTTCATTGATACCCTTTCTTAAAATTATTTATCTTTCATACCTCTTTTTGTAGTTTTTTAAAATCTATATCAATGCCTAGCATAACGAGGTTAAAAAATTTAATCTATTAGATTTAATATCTTTCTTTCAACTAATTCGTCAACTTGATCAAAATATACATTTCTTAATTTTAAGAATGAATTTCTTATAAAGTTTATATTAGCAGATGGATATTCTAATTCAAACAGTGTATAATCAGTATCTAAGAATGATTTTTTTAATTTAATTCTTATATACGGTTTTCTATCATTATAAATTGTGTATGTTCCTATCACAACTGAATCTATCACTTTTCCTTCTGAATTTAAATCATTTTCTATTATAGGAAATTGAATATATTCTAATGTCGTATAATCTAATGTCTTTAATTGTTCTTCTGTAATTTCAAATGGAAAAATAGATTTTCTTGTATTATTATCTATAGTTAAATCTACTTTTATTTCATTTGTTTCGTCATAAGATTTAAAATAAAATTTAGGTAATTTTGAAACATTTAATTTATTAGATTGATAGATATTTTCTACTGGAAAATCTAAATATATATAATAACCACCGTGTCCTTCTTTTTCATAAATATCAGCTGAAGCATTTTTAACAAAAATATCAATATTTCTAAAATATGTTTGATTATTCATTTCCATTTCAACATTTACATTAAAATGTGATTGATTAATTATATTATTACAGTAAATATATGGATATTGATATAAAATTTTACCATTATCTGGTGTTTTAATTTTAATAATAGCAGAATCATCAATGTTAACAAATAAATTTCTAACATCATACTTATTTTGATATTTAGTTAAAAATTGAATTTGAACATTATCTTTAAAATTCGGGATTCTATCATATGTTGTAGAAGGTTGATATTCTATATAATTTGTTAAAGTTTTATCCTGAATCGCTAAAGAATCATCTTCTATATCTTTTATCATATTCTTTGTTTTAAACAAAATCGGATAAATTTTTATAGATTTATCAAAACCTAAATAATTATATGCTTTTATTTTTAGTTCTTCTATTTCAAAATCTACATCAAATGTTCTGTCTTTAATTATTTTATCATTTAAAATAATTTCTTTTTTAGAATCATTTATATATAAATTTATAATATCATTTACTTTTGCATATTGTGGGATCCAAAATTTAACATTTATTTTCTTTTTGTCTTGAAAATAATTGTAAAATAATTCATTTAAATCCATATTATTAAATATATCATCTTGATTTTTAGTAAATTCTTTTACATCTACTTCTGAAGAAGCAAATGTTCCATTAATTATTTTATTAACTTTTAAAGAATTGAATTCAATTTTATATTCTTCAGGTCCTACAACACCAGCAAATTGTCCTCTAAATGTATCTATATAAGAAACAAATCCATTTATTATATCAGATTGCTTTAGAGTTATTTCTTTTAATTTCATAGGAACTCTATTTTCAGAATATAAACCAGATATAATTATTTTATCATCTTGTCTTGCATATCTTGGTAAATATATTAATAATTCAGTAGATTCTTTATTAAATGTTCCTGTAAAATAAATTGTTTTATTAGTAAAATTATATAAATTTGTATCTTTTCCTTCTATTATTTGCAAACCATCATATGAAATGTATTTTGCAGATATAGAATTTAATACATTATTATTTCTAAATGACAATAATTTATATCCATTATCTAAATCTTCTTGAGTTATTTCAAAATTATATTCATTTTTATTATCTATTAATTTATTAAATTTAAGATTTATTCTATCTTTTAAAGTTGAATTATTAGCTAAATAAAAAATAACATTTAAAGTTTCATCTATATAAGATTCTTTAAAAAATACATTCATTTTTGAAAAATTTTCATCTTTTTCTACAACTTTTGCTAAATTATCTGGTTTAATTAAAATGTAAAATTTAGGATAAATTTCTATTCCATTATTTAATCCTAGAATATTATCTAATTTTCTTATTAAATTTGAATTATAATATTGTGATTCAAATTTAGAAATATTATCAAAATATTTTTTAACTTCTTCAAAAATTGTTTGTCTAATTTTATATGAAGGTGTTCCATATGGATATTTTTTAATGTTAATATACAAATCACAATAAACATAGATAGGATTTCTAATATTTGATTTTAATGCTGGTAATTTATATTTATCCAATAAATCAATTACACCTTCATTGTATAAATTTCCATCTATTACATCTGTTGAATAGAATTCATTTTCTCTTAAAAATCTTAAATTAGAATCATAAGGATTTTCTAATTTATAATAATATCTATCAGAATCGATTCCTGAATTCCATTCGCCATCTTTTCTGAAAATTATATTGTCATCATTATCTTTACCCATATTTGTAAAAATATTATATGTATCTTTTTCTCTTTCAGGCGTAAATGAATAATATAAATTTCCTAATGTTACTGGAACTTCATCTTCTCCGCCCCAAACTTTTGCATCTTCTACAGCTGGATGTGATTTTGCAACACTTGAATAATCATAAGCAGTTACGACTCTTGAAGCAGTATTAAAATATAATGGTGCATTTTCTTTAATTGATTTATCTGATTCTCCATCATTTCCTGCTTGTAATAATTTTGGTACATTATCACCTTCTATTATAAATTTACCAAAATCCTTGTTCCAAGAAATATTGGTTATTTGTCCAGGATTACCATTTGAACCTTCTGTTCTAATTATATCTACTTTTATGATTGTTCCTTTAGGAAATTTGGTTCCTAAACCACACATTCTAAAGTAAATTCTACAATTAGAGGTTTGAATGTCATCTTTTCTAAAATATTTATACGAATAATCGTTATTTTTATCTAATACTGTAAAATTATTCTTAGAAAGAAGTTTTTCATTTATAAAATTACCGTTATCATCATAATAAGTCACTGAAACTCTTAAACCATCATTTTCTACATCATCATAAGGGACATCTATATAATCAAAATCTGGATTAAATGAATAATTTAATTCTGGTGTTTCTTTTGCTTGAACAGCAATACCTTGTTTAACATTTAATGTAAAAATTTGTCCTAATTCTGTAGATTGAATGACTTTATCTTCTCCAACATATACAAAATCTTTACCATTTATGGTTAATTCTGTAAATCTTGGTATTGTAAATGTTCCTAATCTGGTTGTCTTAAATGAAACTTGATATTGATATGATACAGAATAACTTGGTTCATATGATAACATTCTAGCATCTTGTATAATATTTTTTCTTTTTCTAGCTAATGATAATAAATTTTCATTAATATTAACTGCTGTATTAAAATTTAACGAAGAAGTTACATAGCTAAGAATTGAAATTATTTGGGCTAAGTTTGAACCTTCAAAAGGTGCGTCATATCCTCTTGCTATCAAGCGTTCTACAAGATCTGAATAAATTTCATCATAACTGAAAGGAATAGTTTCTTTTATATCTGCCATATTATCTCTTTTGTTTTAATCTATTTATCTTTTATTTTTAACCTCTTTTTATAGAACACC